AGCCCCACATAGGCGATGGCCTCGAGGTCGTCGTAGGGCTGGCCGGTGCGGCGATGGAACTTCCACGCCTGCTGCCGCGCCAGGCCCAGGTTGGCGGTGACCAGCGCTTCGCTGTGTTCGGTGGGGGGCGGGAAGGTGGCGGTCATGGCTCCACCTCCCCATCCTGCTCCATCCCGATGTCATACACCTGGCTGGTGAGGCGGAGGGCCGCCATGGTCAACACACCAACGGCAGCCGTCGCGGACACGTCGGCCAGCCTGAGCAGCTCGCTCAGGTCGACCATCAGCCGCTGCTCCGGTGTCAGCCCGTTGGCCTCGTAGGCGTCAGCCTGGCGGGCCACAACGTCTTCCCGGAGAATCTGCAGCCCAAGCAACGGCAGCAGCAGGTCGATGATTTCATCCCTGCCGATAGCTGCGCTGGCCTCGCAGCAGTCGTAGGTTTCGCTCTCTTGGCGATCACTGCTGACCTTCACGGTGTCAGGCTCTGACCACTCCTGGCTCAGCAGCCAGTCGCAGACTTCAGGGTGTGGAAGGTGTGGGTCGCGTTTCATGGTGACGGGTGGGTGGTGAGTGAGTGTGGGACATGCTCTGACATCTCGCACACCCGCGCGTGCTCGTGTTCGCGCTTGCGACTCAGCGTGTCGTCCAGCGATGCAGCACGCTTTTGATCCAGGGCGATACGTCGCGCCGTCCGATCCTCATGCAGCAATGTCAGCGCCTCGTCGCTCAGGAAGACACGGGCGATCTCGTCCGCGCCGATTGCCGCGTGTGCCGTCTCATAGTCGAGCAGCTCGGACTGAGTGATCCCGTGAGGGGCGCCATCTGGGTAGAGGATCAGTGTCTTCGGGATGCAGCCAGACCACCGATGTTCAAGTAGCCAGTCGCAAACCTCAGGCGGCGGAAGATGGGGATCTCTGGAATAGGTCATCATGGTGGGTAGGTGAATCACCAAAACCCCGGCGTCGTGGACAACCGGCGCTGGCGTGGTTTGAACGTGTCGCTGTCAGCGAACGGATCCGGCGGCGGTGCACCGGAACCGTGGCCGTAGTGGACGGTGCTGACGCGCATCGGGCCGGTGCCCTGGGCGTAGTTGACGGCCTGGGTGAGCGAATCCACCAGGTCGTCGTAGGTGTCGCCGGGGAACTTCACCAGCTGGCTGGTGAGCACCGGCATGAGGGGGTGGTTGCGGGGGAACCAGACCCGCCCCTGGTTGAACTCCGGTGTCGCCGCATTAGCCCTGGCCACCTTCCCGCCGATGGGGTTAACGGCATGCACGATGAAGCCGGCGGCAGCTCGCTTGAGCGTGGAGATCACGGCGCTGCCGTTGGCCTTGTCCTCGATCAGCAGCTCACCAAAGGCCCACGGCTTCCACTTGCCGGCGATCAGGTCCATGGTGCCGGAGAAGTCCAGGCGCTCGTTCACCAGGTCCAGCAGCCACAGGCCTGAGGCGTCCTGGCCCCAGTTGGTGAACCCCACCATGTCGGAACCGGCGGTGTCCTTGAAGGTGCAGTCGATCGAGGCGATGATCCGGGTGAACTGCCTGGGTAGTGCGGGGTCGCCTTCGCCTCCGTAGAACCGGAACATGTTCCGGCTGAAAACCGTCCCCTTGTCCGGCGTCGGCCGCTGCTGATACAGCGCCGCCCAGTCCCTGGTCGGGGTGTTGAGCTGCTTCCGGCGTGCCCAGTCCGCATCGAACCGATCGGGGTCGAGGGCCTCACCAGGCTGGCGGTCGTCCGGCTCGCGGGTGCAGAGCGCCGGCAGTGCCACCTGGATCGGTTCGGCAATGATCGGCATGTTGATCACGTGCCAGGGTTCGGCAGCATCGCCGTGGCCATCGCGCTCAAGCTCCTCGACCTGCTGCAGCAACCAGCCGATCAGGTCGGCCTCGGTCCAGCGGGTGTGAGTGATGAGCTTGCCGGCGCCGGGTTCTTCCCGGGTGTTGAGCACCGTGCTCCACCAGTCGTAGAGCTGGCGGCGGTAGGCGGCAGATTCCGCCTCGGCCCGGTTCTTGATCGGGTCATCAACGTTGAGGAAGTCCGCCGGCAGTCCGGTGCCCTTACCGACGCCTGCACCCCAGAACCCACCAAGGGAACCTGCAACCTTCCAGCGGCCCTTGCCTGCTGAGCTGGGGTCGAGGGCACCACCTGAGGCGACGAAGTAATCCCGGGCGGCCTGGCCGAACTCCTCGGCGAGGGTCTGCGTGTGAGCGCCCTGGCCCCAGGTGCGATCGGGATAGCGGCGGAGGAAGTAGCTGGGGAGGAACCGGCTGAAGATGGTGGACTTGTAGTGCCTAGGCGGCAGCATCAGCAGCAGCCGGGGGAGATCACCATCCGCGACACGTTGGCCGATCTCCACCAGGCGGGTGGTGTGCCGTTTGAAGGGGAACTTGGGGTAGACCGATGCGATGTGATCGCCGAAGCTGACGTTGTAGGCCTCGGGTTCGGGGGGACTGGCCTCCTGCCGCTCCAGCTCCAGCATCGCCAGCCTTGCGGCGGGGGTGCGGGGGCGAGGGAGGGTGGTGGCGGGGGTCATGCGAGGGCGAGGGAGGGCTGGTGGCCAGCGGCGGCGGGAGGAAAGTGGACAGGCTGGCCAGGAGCAGGTAGCTGCTCGCGGCTCAACCTTCCAGAAGCCCAGTGAGTTGGATAGGGAATGCAATCAATGGCATTCCTGTCATCGCGCCTCCATCCAAGCCGTGGCTCATACCACCAAAGAAGCCCGTTTTCATCAAAGTCCAATCCGTCCGGAGAAAGACTTGGGTACCTGCCACTTGCTCCGCACGAAGGAAGTGGGATCATCATTCCTTCCTGTTCAATCACCACCGACCCATCCGCCAGGGTGCGCATCACCTCCAGGCAGTCGCCGTGGTGGAGGTCAGGCATCGGCCGCCTGCGCCCCCAGCCCCCTGGCCTGCATCTGCAGCAGCAGGGTGTGTTCCTGGTCAGGCGTCAGCCCAGTAGCGGCGACGGCCTCCAGGACAGTGGCGACGGTCTTGCGCTCGGTCTTGCGCTCAGCGGCGGCGTCGCTGAAGTGGTCGCGGAGCCGTGGGTGATGGGTTAGGAGCCAGGTGGCGGCCCAGATACTTGGGGATTCAGCCGTAGCGAGCTTGTCCAAACCGGATAGTAATTGTTGACATTTTTCGGCATCCGCTAAAGAGATGGCTTCCCGAAATTGATACTCCAAGCTGTCTTCACCTAATTGCTCGGCATTCTTGATCCAATAGCTTGCGGTTGATCTGCCAACGCCAAGACGAGCCGCCATCAACGCAACCGGCAGACCTTCGGCTGCGATCTCGCGGGCCTTTGCCACCAGCTCTGGTGTCAGCTTCGAGGGCCTGCCAGCCGGCACGGGGATCAGAGCGGCGATCCGTTACAGCTTAGGACCAAACCGGTGCGATTGCACAAGCGCATCAGATGGGACGCCAGGGGGTGCCGGGATGGACGTAGACCCATTGAAGCAACAGGTCAACGCGAAAATCACGGGACCGCACCCTCACGCATCCTTGCTCGTCCGCATCTCCCTTGTCCGGCGCCCTGTCGGTGATCCAGTCGCTCCCAGGGTCGGCCTCTGGCGCGGCAGGGGTGGCTGAGGGCTCGGGGGCCATTGCCTGCAACCCAGCCTCAACGTCGTCACCGGCAGGGGCTGAGGGTGCAGGCAGGAACCCCTGCCATGGCATGGCGTCGGGAGCGTGGTAAATGAATGCTTCCGTCAGATACAGCGGCGCCCAGGCCTCACCGGTTGCAACGGCGTTCCATGGCTTGATGCGTCCCCGATCGCCATTGGCGAAGGAAGCAAAGATTCCACCTGCGTGAACCTGCACCCAGCCATTGGATGCGACGGATTCGGTCGGAAGGTGGTCGGTGATCCATGGGGGTAGCTGCGGCTGATCCGCAGGCCCCTGCATGCCCCCGCCAGCCTCCAGTGCGTCAGCGATGCGATCGAGGGCCTGGGCGATGAAGAGAGCGCCGATGTCGAGATTTGTGAATCCTGCGTTGCGGAAGTGTTGAGCGGTGGCGGTCAGATCTTCGAGTGCCATGGCTAGCGATGGGGTGCGGTGGCCACCACAGGATAACCGATCGGTGCGGATGGGCATCTGAACCGGGGTAACGCCTGTTACGCAAGCGTAACGGGGGGCGTAACACCCGAAACCCCGCGCCACCGCTACGTTCTTGGGTGCACTGTTACAGTAGTTACACCTAATTTCAGATATAGATAGAAGGGGGGGTAGCAAGAGCGCAACACCACAGCACAACACTTTCCCTTTCTCTTAGGGGCTATTCCCCCGCAAAACCGTAACGGGTAACGCATTCCGCCAGATCGCAGTCAGGCACAGCGATCTGACCCGTTACCGGCGCGTTACAGCACCCTGTTTTCGTTACGCCTGAGGCGTTACAGGCCCCGGATTGGCAGCGAGACGGCCCGCGACACATCACCCAGCCCGCGGAACCGCACGACACCCGCCTTGGCGGCTCCAGGCAGCCGACTGAGCACCGTGCTCCAGCTATGGGCCCATGGCGTTTCAGCCAGCACCCGTCCGATCCCGGTGGCGGTATTGCTGATCAGCAGCCGATCGCCATCCACCCGAATCCCGATCCGGCCAAGGTGCGCAGCTGCCTGGGTGCTGCTGATCTCCAGTGATGTCGCGCCGGCGGCCGGATTCGCCAGCTCGACAAGCTCCCCGATCGTCCGCTGGTAGCCGTTGCCTCGATCCCCTTCAACGCGGATCTGATGCTGGAGTAGCACCTGAATGCAGCGCTGCTCATCAGGGGTTTCCGCAGCCTCGCGGTAGGGCTCCCAGTCGTTGCCGTCGATCAGGCTGTAGGCGTCGTCGATGGTGGCCGGGTGGCTGTTCATCAGTGACCAGGCGCCGGCCAGGAGGGTGCCGTACTGATCGCCCTGTCGCTGGCTGTCGAAGCGATCAGCAGCAGCCCGGCGGAACACCGCGACCGACTCGCGAATCACGGGGATCAGCTGCACGGAGCGAAGCAGGAGCCGATGGCCGGCCTCGGTGGTGATCGTCTCGGTCAGATCTCGGTCGAGGGCGTTCCAGTGAGCGATGCGGTCAGCCTTCGGCATGTGGCTGGGGTTCCGCAGGGTGAGCTGCGCAAAGCGGCTCTGATCGGCGCCTTGCTTGAGGGCGGTGCTGATCGAGCAGAGCAGGAACATTGAGCGGATGGTGAACCGCTGCGCGGCGCCGTCAGCCCCGCCCTTGCCGATCACCCCCCGGCCGGAGCTCGAGGCGACGCGTGCAAGCGCGAGGATGTTCTGAATCCGTTCGCGGTCGCTGCGCTCGTTCGATTCTGCCTCGTCGAAGACCACCGGCAGAGCATCAGCACGGAGCTCTTGGCGGATGAACGCCTCGGTGGTGTTGCCCTCCGGCCAGATCGCCAGCGAGTCGAGGAGGGTGCCGAGGAATCGATCGAGGATGGCTGATTTCCCGCTGCCAGCGGACGCGGTAAGCCAGGCGTGGGGCCGCCAGGTCAGTGCGCCGCAGATCGGCGCCAAGGCAGCCCATCCGCCAAGCAGCAGACCGGAGGCGGGTACCTCCCAGTGGAAGCGCGACGCGATGTCAAGGATCTCGGCGCCCTCCTGATCCGTGAGCGGCGACAGGTCGCTCGGCACATCGATCGAGGCGAGGCGCTGGTAGTTGAAGCGGGATGGCGGCGGGGTCATCACCGAGTAGGTGTCACCGTCGACGATCAGCCGATCACCGAGATGCAACACGGAGCGACCCTGATCCCACCAGGCACCGCGGCCACGGATCCGATCGGGGGAGTAGACGCCTACCGCGGCCTGCTGAGCGAAAAGAGAGGAGATAGCCGATTGCCAATCGGCGCCGGTTTTGCTGGGGTAGACGGCCTGCCAATACTGAATGAGGGCAATCCGCAGCAGGTTGGTGGACGTGTGCCCAGGGCCGGTGAGTCTCATGACCTGACCGGTGTTGTGGGGCTGGTAGTAGTAGGAGTCCCCGTCGAACCCCAGGCAAGCAAACGGCGCCCCGGGCAGGCTCGCAGGCGGTGCGGCAGGTGGCGCGGCCGGCGGGTCAGGTTCGGGCTCTGGTGGTAGCGGCGGGAGCTCTACCAGGCCATCAGCCAGCACCTTGGCGGCCTGCTTCGGGGTCCAGCCGAACGCTGCGGCATCAGCGAGGTCGAATTTCGGCGGCGCCTCGGCCGGCGGCTTGAAGATCGAGACGCTGCAGCCAAGCTGCAGGAGCTTCGGGCCGAGCTTGGCCATGCAGTTCCGGCCGGGGTCGTCGTTGTCCGGCCAGAGCACCACGGTGCGGCCGGCGAGGGGCGACCAGTCGGTGTGGCGAACGCCGCCGGTGCCACCGCACCAGGCAGTGACCACGTAGCCGGGGAAGAGATCGGTGCCGGCATCGGCGACCTTCTCCCCCTCGGTGATGAGCACCGGGTCGTCCGTGCGCTCCGCCAGATCAGGGAGGCGGTAGAGGGGTCTGGGTGCAGGCCACTCGGAGGTGAAGGGATCGCTCTTGCTGGGGAAGTGCCAGCCGCCGTCGAGCCAGGTGCGATGGATGAACAGCTTGCCCTTCGGGGTCTCGATCCGCTGAATCCAGAACAGCTGCCGCCCATCGGTGTCGCGGTAGCACCACTGCGCCACGGCGCGGCCAAGGTCTGGCGCGGCAGCATCAGCCGGTGGGGTATCGGGTATGCGGTGGGGCTTGCCGGCGGGCTTGACCCGGGGCGGAGCTGCATCAGATGGCAGGCCGAGCTGCTGCTCCACCCTCCGCAGCGCCTGCTTCAGATCCCAGCCGGTGCAGCGCATGAGCAGGTCGAGGCCGGACATGGCGCCGCCCTGGCGGTCCTTGCCGCCGCACTGGTTGCAGTAGCAGCCGCCGGGGCCGTCGTCGCGGTCCCACCGGTAGCGATCGGTGCCACCACAGGCCGGGCAGGGTTGGTGCTGATCAGTGAGCTGCTCTGCCGTCAGGCCAGCAAGGGACTGCAGCAGCTCTGGCCAGCGGCCGGCTGCCTGCTCAAGAGTTGTGGCCATGCCGTCAGGCCGTGGCCGCTGCGGTGCTGCGTGTGGGCCCCTGCCGCTCCATATCGCGGCGGATCAGCTGCCGGACATAGGCGGCCCTGCTGCAGCCCTCGTAGCTGGCCTGGGCGTCGAGGTGGCTGACGTGCTCCAGGGGCAGCTCAAGGGTGATGGTGGTCTTGCCGTCAGGTGTGGGC